CCTTGTCGATCCCGGGAGCCGGCGACCTCGTAGCACGGGTAGTCGCTGATGCTCCTGTACAACAAGAGGTTCGTCGGCAGGAACAGGGGTTTCGAATCACCTGCTGGTGTTCTACTCCCGCGACACGAGACACGGCGGCCACCGCAATCGATCAGGCCTTAAGCAGCCAGCACTTCCTAACATTGGCGGATGGGACAACGGGCAGGCTCACCTACGTCGGCACGACCGTTTTCGATCAATCGCAGAACGCCAGGCTGTATCGGCGTGATCTTAACTACAACGTGGAATACGCCACGGTTGTTTCAAACACACTGCCTGCGATGCTGTTCGGCAATCTGGTCCTGAACTCGGTATCAATCGCTGCCTGAACACTGGAGATCCCATGGATATGCATCTCGTCGTGGTTAGGTCATTTGGCGACTTCGCCCGTGGTGACATCGTCACCGATGCCGTTCGCATCACGGAAATACTGAACAGCGAACATGCATACTCGGTCGTGCGCGTGGTCTCGCCAACGGCCAAGGGAGCCTGAACCAAATGCCTATTGTCCAACAGGGCAGCATCAACACCACGGCACTCGTGGTGCCGGACCTCTATGTCCAGATTGTCCCACCGCAGAACCTTGTGTTGAACGGGGTGCCGACGAACGTGGTGGGCGTCGTCGGCACGGCCTCGTGGGGGCCGGTCGGGCATCCGGTAATTGTCGCCACCATGGCGGACTATGCCCAGAGTTTCGGCCCGGTCATGGCACGCAAGTATGATATGGGGACGCAGGTCGCCGCGGCGGTTCAACAGGGGGCTCAGAACTTCCGCTGTATCAGGGTCACCGACAGTACGGATTCCGCCGCGCAGGCCGTGTTACCTGGAACGACCGTCACCTTCACCGCACTTCACACTGGCTCGCTTGGGAACCGGGTCGTGCTGACGCTCTCACAGGGATCCAAGGCCACCACCTGGCGATTGACCATTTCGCTCCCCGGACTACAGCCGGAGGTTTACGACAATATTGCCGGGACTGGCGCCCTATTCTGGTCAGCTTTGACCGCGGCAGTGAATCTCGGACAGGGCCCTCAACGCGGGCCTTCCCAATTCATCGTCGCCAACGCCGGCGGCGCCACTATCGCGCCGAACGCCTTTTCCATTGCACTCGGCTCTACCTCGGCCGGCTCCGACGGCGCTGCCAGTGCTACGGTAACAAGCCTCGTCGGTGCCGATGTTCCACCGCGGTCTGGCATGTACGCGCTGCGTGGCCAAGGCTGCGGCATTGCAATGTTGTCGGACGCCGATGATCCCTACTATTGGACAACCCAGGCTGAGTTCGGACTCGAGGAAGGCATCTACATGATCCTCACGGGTCCGGCCGGTGACAGCATCCAGAACGCGGTTATCGTCAAGCAGCAGGCGGGGCTGGACTGCTACGCGGCGAAACTGATGTTCGGCGATTGGCTATGGTGGTCCGATCAGGTCAATGGCACCATCCGTCTGGTATCACCGCAGGGGTTTACTGCCGGACGCCTGGCGAACCTCTCACCTGAGCAGTCCAGCTTGAACAAGCAGCTTTACAGTGTGATTGGCAGCCAGAAATCTGGCACACCGGGTTCGGGTCAGAGTGCTTCCTATTCGTCCGCGGATCTCGCGGTGCTGTTGAGCGCGGGCATCGACGTGATCAGCAATCCGCAACCTGGCGGCAATTTCTGGGGCGTTCGTGGTGGCCACAACTCGTCATCCAATGCCGCCGTCAGCGGAGATAATTACACGCGCCTGACTAATTACATCGCCGCGACTCTGTCAGCTGGTATGGGTGAATATGTCGGTCAGGTGATTACCGCGGACCTGTTCCGCAGGATACGCGCGACGCAGCTGGCGTTTCTGCAGAACATGCTCGGGCAGGGTTTGCTTGGCAGCACCGACGGGAGCCTACCGTTCAGCGTGATCTGTGACACCTCCAACAATCCCGCCAGCCGGACCGATCTTGGCTATGTACAATCGGATGCGCAGGTGCAATACCAGGCGATCAACGAGAAGTTCATCGTCAACATGGAAGGCGGCCAGACCGTGCAGGTGTCCCGTCAGACTCTGCCCGGCGGCCAGGCGGCGTAAGGAGCTAACCAGATGTCTCTGACTATGTTCTCTGTCGGCCGCGACACGCAGTTGGTCCTGATCGGCCCAACAGGACGTATCGACCTGACACACGTCACGTCGTTCGACAGCCGCCAGATAACCCAATCGGTACGGGTGGACCGGCTGGATGGCACGCACATGGGCACCGAGTTGCCGAAAGGTTGGGAAGGCAGCTTCGAGCTTGAGCGCGGCAGCTCGACCATCGATGACTTCATTGCCGCGGCTGAGCAGCAGTATTTCAATGGCAGCAACCCGGCGCCCAGCACCATGTATCAGTATGTAACCGAGACGAACGGGTCCACATCGACCTACCAATATGACAACGTGACATTCAAATTTAGCAATGCCGGGATCTGGAAGGGCGACAGCAGTGTCAGGCAAAAGCTGGAGTTCTTCGCTGTCCGTAGGCGCCGCATCTAATGACCCCATCTGCATCCATGGTGGCAGCAGCCACCGCGACCGAGAACGTCATCGACGGCAACGGGCGGCGCCTCACCATCAGGCGTCTTACTGCTCTCGATCGACTTCGGCTGTTCAAGGCGGCCGGCGCACTATTGGCACAAAATCAGCCGTGGCTGGGAATGGCACTGATCGCTTGTTCGGTGGCCGCCATCGACGATGTCCCGGTGCCTTCGCCATCCAATGAACTCCAGATAGAAGCCATGATTGGCCGCCTAGGCGATGCCGGGGTTGCGGCGGTCGCGCAGGTGCTCGAGCAAACTCCGGAAACGAGTACAGCCGAGATGGTAGAAACGGCGGGAAACTGAGCCGGCACCCCGACCTGATCGACTGCCTCTATCTGGTCCGGAACGGGGTGCCCTTCGACGTCGCCTTCAGCCTGCCGGCCGATGAGAGGATGGCATTTGTTGTCGCTCTCGGCTCATTGGATGGCAGAACATTCGATTGGCGCACATTGCGCTGGATGGTCGAGAGTGACCGATAACGACCCACCGGCTATCGGCGCCAGACTTGCCTATGGCTATGGCGTGTGCAGTGCAATCACCATGGTCGAACGGGAGCTAACGGTATTGGGCCGCACCGTCACTGCCAGCGGAGCAATGCTGGAGACAATGACGCATCTCGGCGAGCGGCTGAGCCCATTCGACATCAACGCCGCACCGATCAGTGCCCCCACCGACGCTGGCCACCCACACGATGGGCGCGGGGAGCAGTGGGGCTTCACGCCCGAACGACCTCAAACTTCAGCGACAGATTGGCCGAGTGCTCACGAAGGTCCCAAACCGCAAGTGCGGTCGGATCAAGCCCAGCCTCCACGCACATGGACGATACCGCGACCCGATGGAAGCCTGATTAGACCTCGGCATGTGGCGGGTCAAAACGCCACCACGACACCACGCAAGGCACCGCAGTTGACGACATCCACAGCATCTCTTGTTCCCAGCGCAGTGGCTGTGCCCGCAACGCCAGCGTCAGTCAATCCACTAACGAGCGTCGCGCCGCCCAACCTTGCGTCGTCGCCATCGTTTGTAACCGGTAACGGTGTGTCGACCCAATCATTGGCGCTACAAGTCAGTGCAGAACCGGTTGCGGCAGCACCAGAGACTACCAGCGATGAAATCGAAGCCCCTCAGGAGAGCATGCGGTTGCGCCAGATTGTCATTGGCGCTTTGGCCCCCGGCCGTACGTCACAATCGACACAGCGGATGTTCGCAACGCAAACCGTCGTGCGCGCGGCCGGGGTCCTTCCGAACACGACGGAGCCGCTCGACGCCACGCCCCATATGGCCGCACAGCCAGAGGTACCACTGTCGCGCACGGCTCCCGCGGAGTTACCAGGCGAGTCGGAGCCGAGGCAAGGCACGATCATCCTGGATGGCACTCAACTCGGCCAATGGGTAATCGATCACCTCGAAAGATACGCCTCGCGCCCAGGCGCTATGACAACGGGCATCGATCCGCGCATGAGTGCAGCTTATCCCGGCGCATCCAGTGGCTCCTGAACACATGGAAGAGATCCGTATACCCTTCGTCCTCTGGTTCAGCGGCGAAGCACCGCCCTCCCTTGCCGCGATGACAGCACCCATTGCCATCGCAGTGGCGTTCCACAGCGACGGCGAGACAACCTTACAAGGCGGTGCAAGCATAGGCCAGCGCGCGGTTGCGCAATTAAGCGATCACGCCGATGACTGATGTGGCGCTGCTGCTTGGTCCAATCGTCTTCCAGGACTTCGAGGTTCCATCAGGAATAAATTTCGGCGGCAGGCAACGCCTCGCCTTGCATCGCCTGCCAAGCGGGTCCCGGGTGATCGACGCACTGGGGCGCGACGATGCGCAGATCAGCTTCTCAGGAATCTTTGCCGGCTCGGACGCAATACTTCGTGCTCGCAGCTTGGATGAATTGCGCGTTGCCGGCATCCCATTGCCGCTGACGTGGGACGTCCTGTTCTACACAGTGCTAATCAGCGACTTTTGCGCTGACTATCGCAGCAGCTGGTGGATTCCCTATCGCATCGTCTGCACCGTGATCCGGGACGAGGCATCCGCACTCTTGCTGGCGGCTGCTTCGCTCGCGACCGCTGCGTTGGCAGATGTCGGCATCGCCGCTAGTGACGCTTCGGATGCCGGCGTGGACCTGTCGCCGCTACAGACGGCGCTTACGGCGCCAGGCGCCACTACCCGAGGCACTGCAGCCTTTACAGGGGCCCAAGCCTGTCTCGTCGACGCCCGGTCTTCAATAGGAGCTGCTGTCGAAGCGTCTGAGGCCACCCTCACCGGAGCAGATGTCGCCGACGTCGGATCCGCACAAGGGGGAGTGGCGGGGCTGATGGCCGCAGCCGATGCGGCTGGTCAACTCAGTTCACTCGCCTCTGCCGGCGCCTACCTCGGTAGGACGTCATCCAATTTGGCGAATGCAAGCACCTGACCATGAAGAGTATCCCCGCGGCCGGCGACAACCTATTCAGAGTCGCTGCCATTCAACTTGGCGATGCGACTCAGTGGATACGTATTGCTGAGCTCAACCGCCTCGCGGATCCGATGCTTGCCGGCGTCAATACATTGCTTATCCCGGACGTCGATCCCAGTGCCGGAGGTGGTATTGCCGCTCAATGAGTCGCGAAGCGCTTGGCGTACTCCGCGCCTGCAAATTGTCGCCAACGGCCAGATAGTCGTGGGCGCGATGGAGGCTGAAGTCGTCTCCAATAATTACTACGCGGCCGATCGGTTCCGTGCCTCCGTTGCGCTGGGCGTCGATGAGTGGGCCGCAGCATCCTTTTGGGCCAGTGAGCCAGATATCCTGCTGGAGGTTCAGTTCAGTCTTGATGGCGGCGCATCGTTTGTCAGCTTGGTGCAGGGTGCCGTCGACAGCGTGAGCATCGAACCCGCGCTTGGGCTGGTTCATCTAGATGGCCGCGACCTTACGGCCGCGCTGATCGAGACCCGCACACGGGAGACATTCGCAAATCGCACGTCAAGCGAGATCGCTTCTATTCTGGCGGAGCGCCATCGTCTGACGCCACAGGTGTCGCCGACAACGACGCCGGTGGGCCGCTACTACCAGAGTGAGCACGATCGAATCACACTCGACCAGTTCAGCCACGCGACCACCGAATGGGACCTCCTCGTCTTCCTGGCTCGGCAAGAAGGGTTTGATGTCTTCGTCCGGGGGCAAACGCTCTGCTTTCAACCCGCAACACAGACGGGCGATCTCGCAATGTCTCTGCGACCGGAGGACGTGATCGACCTCAAGCTGGAGCGTTCGCTTACACTGGCACGCGATATCGAAGTGGTTGTCAAAAGTTGGAACTCCAGGCAAAATAGCGTGTTCATTCAGCGGGCGCGTGCCGCCGGATGCGGCGGTACCAAGCGCTCCAATGGGCCGCCTCAACGCTATGTCTTCGTGCAACCGAACCTGACGCCAGATGGTGCATTGAAATTCGCCCAGCGGAAGCTGGCAGAGCTGACACGCCATGAACGCACGATCAGGATCAGCATGCCAGGTGAGCTTTCGCTCAGTCCGCGGAGCATCGTCGTGCTGGAAGGCACCGGTACGGAATTCGACCAGACCTACTACGTCGATGTCATCGAACGCCGGCTGAACCAAGACGGCGGATTGACGCAACGTGTTCTCGGAAAGAACACCTCACCACGCACCGAGACGACATTCGGCGGCGACAACGCAGGCATCCCCGGCAACCCCGCGTAGCACATGGAGCGCCTTCTCAACATCATCAAGCAGCACGCCGGCGCGCTGGATCAAGGTGGCAGTCAGCCGCGCTTTGCCACGGTCACATCGGTCAATGCGACCGCCGCGACAGCACGGGTTACACTGCAGCCGGAAGGTGTGCTGAGTGGCTGGCTGCCGATCCTGTCCCCTTGGACCGGAAATGGTTGGGGCATTTGCTGCCCGCCGACGCCTGGCGACCAAGTGCTGGTCCTGGCGCAGGAGGGTGATGCCGAACACGGCATCATCATTGGGCGGACTTTCTCGAACGCACAGACGTCGCCCATAACGCCGGTTGGCGAACTTTGGGTAGTGCACAGATCTGGCAGCTTCATCAAACTGCAGAACGACGGAACGATCCAGATGCACGGCGACCTGCACGTCACGGGGGACGTCTATGATCGGCAAGGTTCGTTGTCGCGTCTGCGTGGTCATTATGACGCGCACACACATACCGATTCTCGCGGCGGCACGACGACTGTCGCCAGTCCAGCGGACTGAACATCATGCCTGACGCGTCGCATAAGTGGGGCTCCGATCTGGTGATCGGCGCCACTGGTGACATTGCCACCGCAACAGGTTCAATGCTTGGTCAGCAGCGCGTGCTGCGTCGCCTTCTGACCAATCCAGGTGATTATATATGGCAGCTTGACTACGGCGCCGGCCTGGCTCGCTTCATCGGCCAGCCGACCAATCCACTGCAGATTAAGGCCGTGATCCGCAGCCAGATATTCAAGGAGGCTGCGGTCGCGCGCCAACCCGAGCCGTTGATCGATGTGCAGGTTGCTCCCGGTGGTGCGCCCGGCTCAGTCTACGTGCACATACGCTATGCGGATGCCGACAGCAGCGAGACGCAGGTGATTTCGTTTTCGGTGTCCGGCTAAGGCCATGCGGCTCTCCCTCCGAACATTCAGCGCGCTTGTGCAATCGATGGCGGCAGCTGTCCAGGCATCCGCGGCTCAGCTCCTTGACCTGACAGTGGGTTCGACACTGCGTGCGGTGTTGGAGGCCAACGCCTCGATCGGGCTGTGGATGCAGTGGCTCATTCTACAGGTGCTGCGAACAACCCGCGCAGCCACCAGCAATGGGGCTGATCTGGATAGCTGGATGGCCGATCTTACGCTGACCCGACTGCCCGCCGTTGCCGCTACCGGAACCGTGACACTTTCACGGTTCACTCCGGGCATGTCCGCCTTGATTCCGGCGGGTGCGCTGGTCCGGACCGCGGACGGAACACAGACATTCGCAGTAGCTGCGGATACATCGCAACCCTCCTGGTCGGCTGCGAGCAATGGCTATGTCGTGAGCGACGGCATGGCGTCCCTTGATGTACCGGTTATCGCGCGGACACCGGGGAACGTTGGCAACGTACAGGTGGGCACAATCTCCATGCTGGCATCGGCCATCCCAGGCATTGATTCAGTCAACAACGCAAGCGTCTTCCAGAATGGCCTGGACGCTGAGTCCGATGACGCATTCAGGAGCCGCTTCCGCAATTTCATCGCCAGCCGGTCGCGTGCTACACCGCTGGCGGTAGGTCACGCGATCAGCAGCATTCAACAAGGGCTGAACTACGCGCTCCAGGAGAACGTCGATCCATCAGGCCAGCTACTGATGGGCAGGTTTGTGGTGACGGTCGATGATGGATCCGGAAGCCCTTCGACCGCATTGCTGTCCACGGTACAGTCCGCGATTGATGCGGTGCGACCTGTGGGATCAATCTTCAGCGTGCAGTCCCCGACCGTGTTCAAGGCCAATGTTTCCCTCACCATCACCGTTCCTGCTGGAACAGCCAAGGCGCCTGTCCAGGCACAGGTCGGCACCGCAATCGGCTCCTACATCAACAGCCTGCCCATAGGGGCAAGCCTACCTCTGACCAAGCTTGCCCAAATCGCGTATTCAACAAACCCCGCGGTGGTCAATGTCAGTGCACTGTTGGCAAACGAAAGCGCAAGTGACGTCGTCGTGGCTCTCAATGGTGTCGTGAAGGCTGGCATCATTGCGGTGAACTGACATGACGGGAGACCAACAGGACATTCTGGCGCGGCTGCGCATCGTATTGCCGGCGCGCTGGTTTCCGGACAGCGCTCCTGTGCTGGACGCCCTGCTGAACGGTCTCGCGTTCGGTTGGAGCTGGGTTTACCAGCAGTTTCAGTACGTGAAGGCGCAGACGCGCATCGCGACAGCGACCGATATATGGCTGGACATCATCGCGCTCGACTTCTTTGGCGACCGGCTGATCAGACGGGCAGCCCAAAGCGACGCGGCATTTCTCAGCAGAATCCAGCGTGAACTATTCCGGGAACGCGGGACACGCAGTGCAATTGTCTCGGTCTTGCAGGATCTCACGGGACGCGCGCCGATTGTGTTTGAACCTGCCCGGTCGAGCGATACGGGTGGGTACACTTCGTTGGGAGGCCTCGGAGGTGGTGTTGGCTACGGCATCGCCGGAGGATGGGGCAGTCTCTCACTGCCATTTCAGTGCTTCATCACGGCCTACCGGCCGCTCGGCAGTGGCATTGCCGCGGTCAGTGGTTGGGGTGGATCAGTGGGTGGCTACGGAGGCGGGACGATCGAATACGCCAGCCTCGAAATGGTGCAGGGCCAAGTGACAGACGGCGACATCTTTGCGGCCGTCGCTGACGTGCTGCCGGTCACTGTCATCGGTTGGACCAGGATCACCAATTGACCTGGTTCCACGATCAGCAAAGAGGATCTCATGGATAGAATCCTGGTCTACCCGGGAAGCATCCCGCTCGATACCGATATTCTCAATACAAATCGGAGCGCAATGGTCGCCTTGGGATATCTGGCCCAGACGATACTCGGCAGCAACACCGTCGTCGACGGTCTTGTCTGTTCACCCACGGTGCCAGCTTCGATGACGGTAACAGTGGGGCCCGGAAGCATCACCCAGCTGTCTGTCGTGGATACGCTCGCCTACGGATCGCTGCCAGCCGACACAACTGATCCGCTAGTCAAACTTGGCGTCAATCTCACCGCGACATCGTTCGCGCTTGCGGCGCCCGCCACCTCCGGTCAGGCGGTCAACTATCTGATCCAGGCTGCACTGCTAGAGAGCGACACGAACCCGGCGCCGCTGCCATACTACAATGCTGCCAACCCGGCGCAGCCATACAGCGGCCCAAACAATTCGGGGGTCGCGCAGAACACCTGCCGAATCCAGCGCGTGCAACTCCAGCTGAAAGCGGGTGCGGCGGCAAATACCGGCTCCCAAGCCACCCCCCCGGTCGACAATGGGTGGGTGGGACTGTACGTCATCGCCGTGTCGTACGGACAGACAGCGATCGGTGCAGCAAACATTTCACTGTTGGCGGCGGCCCCGTTTCTCGGCTGGAAGCTTCCGGCGTTGCGTCCAGGGGTCGCCTCGGGCGTGAAGACGTTCCTCACCAATGACACCTTTATCGTCCCGTTCAACGTCTCACAGGTGGAGGTCGAGGTGTGGGGTGGCGGATCGGGGAGCTATGCCTCGTACGGGACCATTCCAAGCGGAGGCGGCTCCGGCGGTGGCTACGCACGGAAACTGATCACCAAGTTGAACTCGGGTCAGACGATCCCGGTGACCGTTGGCGCTGGCGGCGCTGCTGGAAAT